CCATTACTTGACTCATCATGTAAAGGTTTATTCTTCCATACTTGCCTTTTATCATCCCATTCCTTAGTGTAATTCATTAGACATTTCATGATATAGGTGCATTTTGCATCTATCCATAAGCGACTCAATAAATCACGGACAGCATTAATTCCGTCTTGAACAGACACTTTAGCTAATACTGTTATGTAAGCCTGGGGTATTTCATTCTCGAAAGCCTCTTTACGAGTTAAGCCAGAGGTTAGTTCTTTAACTTCAGCATCGTGAGGCAGAATGATGTGATTGAGTTGGGGATAATATTCCTTCTCCTTTAATTCATCACAATAGTATTTGATATCTTCTCCATTACCGTAAACTTCATCTATAATACGGGTACTATCGTTATAATCTTGGAAGACAGTAATTACCATTGTGTCGTCCATACCAAGGTCTGCAGCAATTTGTACGTCAAGGTTCTTATCATATAAGTCATATACAATGCGTTTTTGCTTGACAACTTGAGTTAGGTATTTGTGTGCATAGTAAGCACCAGCTCTATTGACCATGAAGGCTTCTTCTTCTGTGCTAGGATATTCTTGGTATATTTCGTCGCCTAACTCTCTATATTGCATTATCCAGAAGTTCTTTTGCTCTAGTGATATAACTCTGTTAAGCTCCAGTTCAATCTTTTCAAAATACTTAGCTGTCTTATCATCTATTACTTGTGGCATAGACTCAACACATGTAGGGTCGTCCAACCAACTAAGGAAGACAGGATAAAAATCCTTAGGTGAAAGCGCGTTGACATTGGTCACGGCTTTTTCCCAGTCTGTCTTGAACATATTATCACCTTCAGCAGTAGACTCAATAACTACGGGGTTTCCAGCTGCAATAGTTTGGAGTGTCCCAGTCTTAGTTTCTTTAGCTTTCTTGGGATAGTTGTTGGCAATTTTACCCATTTCTGATATATGTAATCTTTGAAGTGTTGTGGACCTAAAGCTAGTTCTTACAAATATTTTGGACCCTGTTGAGAGTGACAAGCGTTTTGTGTTATCTTCAACTACACTTAAACCAAGCAACTGTTTGGTTGATAAAGGGAATTCATCCCATAGCAATTTTACACGCTCCAATAATGTTGAGGCTTCATCTTGCCCTTGGGCCATTAGTCCTATAGAAAGGTTTTTACGAAAGCATAAGTCATCAAAAAAGTCAATCAACCAAAATGTGGATATGCCTTGCTGACGCGATTTAAGGATTATAAGCCTTGGGTGGTGTAATTTAGCTGCGTATACGCGATGTTGTGATAAGTTCATAACAAAGCGAACTTTGTTACCATATTTATCAATAATAGTATATAAATTGTTTAAACGCCAGAGTTTTGAAATTAAGTAGTTTTTAACTAAATCGTCGTTATTTTTAGGTTTAGAATAAAATAAGTCAATATTATCAACAATTTTCTTACCTTTATACAATTCCAAAAACTTAGGCTTATCTATAGATAGCATTAATCAAGCCCTAATTCTTCTATTAAATCCAAAGTTGTAGACCCACATTCATCACCATTAGTTCCTTTTGCACTACCTACAAAACTTTTATATAACATACTACAACTAGCGGATAATAGTTGAATTGATTTTGACTGAGCTAAATCACCTGTGTATATATTAGCTCTAGCGGCGTCGATTAAATCAATCGCGGTTATTTCTAACTTATCTTGTATTCTTTGTCTATTTACTTCTGAAGGACTTAGTATTTCTCCGTCTGCAACTCTTTGTATTGCATTTAGATTGGCTTGAAGGTGTATTAAATCATTAGGTTCTAACTTATTAAACCATTCTTCAACTAATTTTTCTGGTAACCCACACTCTTCTGCAACTTGTATTATAGAGTCTCCACCTTTTAACTTAGCTATAGCTGAAGCTTTTAGATTATCGTTAATAGTCACTATTTAACCTTTATTTTTTCATTATAATCTTTTATAGCTTTTAATATTAAATAACTAAAGCTTATACCAGTTTTTGAGCTATGATAACTTAATTTTTCTACTTCTATTATATTTTCTTTATCGGTAGGTTTAACAGAAAAAGTAAATATTCTTTTATTTTCCATTTTGAATCCTTTTTATAAGTTTTAATATATTTTCTCGTTCTTTTTCTGGATTTAACCCACCTAAATAACAAACCATTTCAAAATCTTTTTTTTCTTTTTTAACCCATTTTATAGCTGCTTCTTTTGCTTGTGGAGTAGATTTAATATCTATTATAGCCTGTAATAATACTGCTTGCCATAGCGCTTTAATTTCTATAAGGTCTAAATTTGAATTTTGTTGTATCGTTTGCATAACATACTACTTGTATTAAATTTAATAACTTTTATTATAACAGTTTTTTGTTTACATGTACATAAAAAAATGATAAAATTAAATATATTTTGGTTTTATTTATAAAACTATTTTAAATTTTAGAGGTAAAATAATGGGTACTCCAGAGAATAAATCTGATACTCCACCTGCGGACATTTATGATGATTTGTTACCGCCTGTGGATAACTCAGGCGAAACTAAATCAGAAACAACAGATAATACATCTAATGATGTAGATCCTGTTGTTAAATTTGAGCAATCGGTTAACGAAGCTGTTAAAAGTATTAAAAGAGGTGAAGACGGTAAATATGTTTTACCAGAAGGTCTATCTCCAGAAATTCGTTTTGCCGCCATTGCTGAGCAACGCAGACGTGATACTCAATCAGAGTATACTAAAATATCTCAAAGTAAAAAAGCACTTGAAGTAGAAAATAGCGCTTTAAAGAAAAAAGCTATTGGTAATGTTAAAGTCTCATTAACCGAAGAGCAAGAAGAAGAGTTAGACAATCTTAAATTCTCTGACCCTGAAGCTTGGCGTGTCAAGGTAAATAAATATGAGCAAGAAGCTTTAGCAAAATATACCGAAGAGCTTAATACTGAAATAACGCAGATTTCTAGTGAAGAGCTAAAGCAAAGTGAACTGGAACGTAGAAAAGAAGTATTAAAGAAGTTCAATCAGGAAAATCCTGATTCTCAACTTAACGATACAGTGTTTGAAAACGACATTCCTCCACGTATAAGTAAAAGATTGGAGACTGGCGAAATATCATTTGAAAACTTTTTACAAGAAGCGAAGGACTATCTTACTGCAGGTAAGAGTGTTAAACGCGATAAGTTACCTAACGACCCTAATTTATCTAAAGTCGGAGGTGGTGATAAACCAGATGAGCACGGCGAAAAAGAGGATATTATATTATCCTATAATAATGAAATATTTTAAACATTAATTATGGAGAAGTAAGATGGTAGCATTACCTTTTACTAGTGAACTAAAGCGTAAAAAATGGATGCGTGAAGGTTTACTACAAGCCGCTTCAAAATCATTTTGGACTCCTTACACTGGAAACTCGTCTAATTCTGTAGTGGTACAAGCAAATAATACTAATGCTTCTGAAGGACATACTGTTGTATTTGATTATGATGGTAACCTTTCTGGGAAAGCGATTAAAGGCAAAGAAACTGCTTTTGGTAAAGGTGAGCAGAAAAAGAAGTTTAGTAATACCCTTACTGTTGCTCGTTATCGCTTAGTTGTTGATAATGGCGATGCTTTTGATGGTGTTGATATTGGCGATTTGTCATTAACTCAACATAGCGATAGTCGTACTAAACTAGGTGACTTATTTGTACGTTGGAAAGACCAAGCATTGTTTGACGTAGCTCAAGGAATACATGATCTTTCACCTTCACATATTATTGATTTAGGTTCTACTTTTGGCTATAATGAACTTTTAACTATAGAAGAAAAGATTAAAAATGGTACAGGTTATGATACAGGGTCTACTCGTAGACCTCTAGCTCCTTATACACTTTCTGATGGAAAACCTTGTTGGTTGTTCATAATGGACCCTTCAATGGCTACATTCCTTAAGAAATCTTCTGCTTATCAAACTATTATGTATAATGCAGATGTACGTGGAAACAACAACCGCTTAATTAAAGGGGTTTTTGGTAAGGTTGGAAACTTGTACTTAGTTGAAGCAGATGCTTTCTTTGGCGACACTGATAGCGCAGCTTCTACTTTTGGTTTTGAGTTTACTGAAGTTGAGATTGCTGGCTTACGTAAGAAAGATAGCGCGGGTAAATGGACAGGTCAAACTGGTTACGATTCAACTTTAGCTCAAACTTCACGCGGTTTAATCCTTGGTGCTAATGCAATACAATTAGGTTTCGGTAAAATGCCTGATTATCGCTTCCAAGCAAGTGAAGACTTTGCTATTAAATCAGAAAGTTGCGTTGAATTTTGGACAGAAGCACAGAAAACTAGACTTCTTGCTGAAAACCAAGACTATAAGCAAGCAGTTGTATCTGGGATTGACAATGGAATTATCTGTGTGGACTTAGAAACTCAACCTGCTCCTTAATTATAAGGCTCTTAATTGAGCCTTATAATTATAGTTGCATACTTATAATTATAACATAGGAGTCATAAAATGACTGATTTAAGACGCATAAGGAAGAATTATGAGAAAAAAGTTATCTCTGTTTCTTCTGCTAATGTAAAACATACTGATGTTGATAGTACAGCTTCAAATGAACTTTTTGAGCTTCCAGCAAATTGTCTAATAATTGAAGCAGGGGTACAACGTGTTGTAGCTGGTCAAGCCAATTTGACAGTTGACTTTGGTTTTGATGGTGGCAATGAGCTTGGAGATGGTCTAGCACTAAACGGTACTGGATATATTCAGGACCCTCAAGCTGGAACTATTGATGCTTTAACATTAACTGAAGGCGCTCCAAATACTTTAGCTTCTGGTACAACAACTCTTACAAAAGCTCCACGTATTCCAACTGGAACAGGTAAAACTGTTACAGCTAAATTTAGCGCAGACCCTTCTGCAGGAGAATTTGAGTTTATTTGTGTTTATATCGAGTTCGGTAAAAATAACGGCGAATACACTGATTTTGGCGCATAATTAGTCATTAGTTAATCTTTATAGGGCCGAGTCAAGTCGGCCCTATATCTGAGTTTTTAGGTATATTATGGTTACAGCTGAAGAAGTAATAAAAGATGCGAGGCATACTCTGTCAGATTTAGCCAGAGAACGTTGGACTGATGGTAGATTACTATCTTTATTAAATGATGGTTTAGTTGATATATCTAAAAATACAATATTATATGTACGTGAAAAATATGTAGAACTTATAAATAATCAAACTTTATATGATTTATCTAGTTTTGCGTATAAGATTTTACGCGTTGAATTTGAAGATAAACCGTTAAAGCAAACATCCAGAAATGAGTTAGATAGAATAAATTCTACTTGGCAAGCTGAAACCAGTGAAAAAATAACGCATTATTTAGTAGATAAATTACAAGAAGGTCGCATGCTTGTTTATCCTACTCCAGTAAATGCAGTAATCGATAATATTAATTTTGGTGGTAGCTATGGTATAATTACTGGTGTAACCTATAGTGACTTGCAGCTTAATCTAGGTGATACCCTTGGAGATTTAGGTGAAGTTAAAGAGGATGGATTTATTAAAGTATTTTATATTGAAACACCTACAACGATAACCGACATTATTTCTACTATAAACATTAGTGTTGTAGCAAAAGAACCTTTAGCACATTACATAGCTGGTAGAGCATTAAGAGATAATCACGATGCGCAAAATAGGTCTATGGGTGTAGAAGAAATTAATTTATATGTCAAGCAATTAGAAGATTATTCTTTAGAAAAAGCTAAAAACTTTTCTCAAGTTGCTTATAGTGTACCATATAGACCATTTGGAGTTTAACATGAGCAGTGAAAAAATAACTTTTCAAAGAAATTTAATATGCCTTGAAGATTTAAACCTAGGTTCTGGTTCTGTTACACAAGTTAGAGGTACCACAAGTACAATATTAACTAAAATTAATGCGAGTAATTTTCCTTATGATGATGATTTTTCTATTAAAGAAAAAATTGACTCTTTAGATAATACTTTATATGTGGATGTTAATAACTTACCTGTTTATATAGCTACACCTAGAGATGCTTCATCTTTAAATTTAGTTGATGTTATCTGGATTAAAGAAATATCAAGCACTGAATGGCATGTGTATTATTATGATACAATAATGTTCAAGTTTAATCCTGATACAGGGGATTTAATATTAGATTCAAGTTTATTTGATGCATCTGTTGCAGATTTAACTTCTGCTTACGAAGCAGCAGATGATGATGTTGCAACTGCTATGACTGCTTTGATTAATGCTGAAACAACTGCAAGAGCAGCTTCAGAAGCTCAAATTGCTTTAGACTATGTTGCAGCAGATTTAGCTTTAGTATCTAGTTTAGAGCTTGGTACAGCTTCTAGGTTAGATGCAGGCACTAGTGCTTTAAATGTTATTCAATTAGATAATTCAGCAAAATTACCTGCTGTTGATGGAAGCTTATTAACTAATTTACCTGTAGCAACTGCCCCCGCGGGCTCTGTAGTACAAAGAACAGTAGATGAGAGTACAGCTGTTACTTCATATTCCAGCTTAATTCCAAGAGCAGGTTCTGCACCTGCTATAACCGAAGGAACGCAATTATTTTCACGTAGTTTTACCCCTTCTGCTACAGGTAATAAAATATTAATAAAATTTAGAGGTAGTATACATCCTTCTGCTTTAGGTGTTGCAGGAGCAGCTTTATTATTTGTTGATGGGACTTTTGTAAGAGGTGATTACGCTCGTGCGTCAATTAATGGCACAACTTATCCATTAGCACTTACAATAGAATACGAACATACCGCAGCAAGTACTAGTCCAGTAGCTATTGAACTAAGAGTAGGACCAGCTATAACAGCAGGTAGTATACAATTTAACGATAATTCATGGGGTTCTTCCGGTAAAGGAGTAACTATGGTTATTGAAGAGGTTAAAGTTTAATGAAACTAGATAATTTTAGTGGTGGTTTAGCTACTAGAAAAGACGAAACTTTAGTTATGCCTAATGAAGCACTTCTATATAAAAATATAGATAATGCTAAAGGCAATCTCACATCCATTAAAGACTATACTTTATCCGGAACAGCAATAGATAGATGGTTTTATAAATTTAGTGATACTTGGTACAGCAGTACAAACGATAGGGAATATATTGAATATAATAATAAACTTTATTGGTCGGAAAAAGAAAACTACGCTCAAAAAGTAGTAAGTGGGACAGTTAAACCAT